GGCTGCCTGACCCTCACCAAAGCTAAAGGACACAAGCCAAATACAACCTATACGGAGTATAACAAATGGGTTTTTCAGACCTTAAAAAGCAAAGTTCTTTGGGCGCTTTGACCAGCAAACTGGTTAAAGAAGCTGACAAGATGAATAACAAGGGAGGTGGTGTTGATGAACGCCTCTGGAAACCAGAGATGGATAAGTCTGGCAATGGATATGCTGTTATTCGTTTTCTTCCTGCACCTGATGGAGAGGATCTCCCTTGGGTAAAACTGTTCTCTCATGCCTTCCAGGGTCCTGGTGGATGGTATATTGAGAATTCCCTCACTACTATTGGTGGCAAGGATCCTGTTGGAGAACTCAACAGAGAACTGTGGAACACTGGTAATGATAGTGATAAGGATATTGTTCGTAAGCAGAAACGTAAACTATCCTTCTATGCAAACATCTATGTTGTAAAGGATCCTGCTAATCCTCAGAATGAGGGTGGGGTATTTCTTTATAAGTTTGGTAAGAAGATCTTTGATAAGATCATGGAGGCCATGCAACCTGAGTTTGAGGATGAGACACCAATCAACCCCTTTGACTTCTGGCAAGGAGCAAACTTTAAACTGAAGTTGAAGAAGGTTGCAGGTTATTGGAATTATGATTCCAGTGAATTTGCTGCTGTTGGTCCAGTCTTGGATGATGATGATGCTATGGAAGCAATCTGGAAGAAGCAGTATTCACTGTCTGCTTTCACTGCTGCTGATCAATTCAAGTCATATGAAGACTTGAAGAAGCGTATGGATTATGTCTTAGGAAATAAAAATATTCGTAATAGTACACAAGAAGAAACAGAGTACGATAACTATGCAGCAACAGAGCAAAAGGCAGTTAGTGAAGAGGAAGTCATGCGTAAGCTTGAGTCCTCATATCAACAGTCAAAAGCAGCTGCTGAAGACAGTACATCTACTCCTTCTGCTGACGAAGATGACGATCCTATGAGTTATTTTGCTAAACTAGCAGATAGCTGAGGGAAAATCAACTTTTAGTTTCAAAATGGTGGGAAAAAATTCCCACCATTTTTTTTGTCTCTATTAGATTTATAGGTATTAATAAGTAGGCATAAATTTTTATTTCAACACAATTGAAAAATGCTCTAAATTTGTATAGATACACTAGAATTATGGAGGTTCATGAGGATCACATCTATATGATGTCTAAGTTATTTGTGGAGGTAAAATGCATAACTTAATTTCACACAACCAATTGGAAGGATGGAGACAAGAAGTTGATAGTTTGACTCATACTCTTGATAGGACACTTGAGGAATCTAATCTAATTAATGATTATTACAACTGTCTTATTGAATGTGATGAAAACCAAGCTTCATGTAAGAGGGTTTGCAGGAGGATTCTTCAATAATTAAAGTGGGGGGGTTCACCCCCCCTTTTTTTGTGTTTACTCGTAGAGTCTAATATTGTCTGCTTTTACAACTTGATCAGAAATATATTGAGAACTTCCACTCTTATAGAGAAGACCCTCTTCTAGATCATTGATTATCTGAGAAAGATATTGACCTTTCACCACAAAGATATTTCTTTTATTGTCTTGAATCTTATCTTCATAATCATAGTTTGTGACTACTACAGATATATTGTTATTAGTTACTAATTGATTATTACCACTATCAAAGTATGTGATAGAGTAACCATCAGGAACTTCAAGACCTTTTTCCATAATAACTCTACCATTACTATCTTTTACTTCTGAAGTTTCATAATGATGTGGTTCATTGAAAGACTCTGATCCATACTTACTCAGCATATAGTTAGAGAAAGATTGCTGAGTCAATGGCCACTCTTCTTCTACATTGATAATGTTATTAGCAAGAAGAACTAACCAATCCAAGTATGGGTTATCATATAATTTATAAGCAACATTGTCTGGTCTCTCATTGCCAATAATAGTATACTTAGTAAAGAAGTTGATATTTTGAAAGAGTTCAGGATTAATCTTTGCTCTTCTAAAAAGATTTTTTACCTGAACATAGTCGCCAATATGCTTAGAGTCTGGTAAGCGACTCACATAATCAATGTTAGGAAGATATCTGAAGTAAGGTAGTGACATTGTTAGAATCCCATATCGTTAGAATTGTAATCATTAGTATAATCATCTTGATAGATAGGCTCAAGTTCACTGAAAGCCATACTTATATCATATGAAGTAAGAGATTTGTTTTCAAAGGTCATATAAGATCCATCAGGTGTGTAGTTCACATTGAAGGCAGTCATAGCACAAGGCTTAAACTTATTTAAGAAGGGGTGTTGATCTGTGGCAGTACTTCCATCTCCTGAAATGTATTTAAGTTTGAATATATTTGGAGCCATCAGAAAGAGATTGGATGTAGATCTTTGTACAGCCATATTAGCTTTAAAAGATTTGATAATCTGTCTAATCATATTTGCTTCTGGTTCATCTCTTGGTGTGAGTCTGAACTGGAAATTAAATGTTCTTAATGAAGGACCATTGAACAACAATTCCATATTAGGATTGATGACTTGACCAGTAGTTCTTCCTGTGATGTTTGCTCCAACTGCCTGTCCTGCGAAGTATGCTTTTATGAAATCTCTTGTAGCAGGATCAGTAGCCAATGAGGAAATATTGTTACCTAAATCTCCTATTTCATTCATTATGTTTTTAACACTCAATTCTGCATCACTAGATATACCCTTAATTGTTCCCAGTGATGTCTTAGCTAACATTGCTTTGATTGGATCTAAAGAATCTCCTCCCCAACCAACTGAATGAGATTCAGATAGGTTTGGTTGCATAGGCAAAGTGACAGTGGTAATAGGATCTTCTGTGGCATATCTACTTTCTACACCTTCACCTGCTTTATCTGGAGTCTTAATATAATCAAGACCAGATGGTACATATTTGTATGAGGTTATTTGTATAAAATCAAATGGGAATCCAGCAGGTGCTTGACCCATAGGATATCTTAGTGTTGCAGGTGTTTTAACTCCAGGTCCTAAAGATTTTCCTCTTGTTGCTGAAATTGTTCCTTCTGGATCTGGGACGTCTCCTGGTGCTGGAAGGACTGGAGCTGGAGGTGCTGAATTTGAATCTGAATCTACATTCTGATCTTCTGGATCAGGTGATGGCGATACTACAGGAGCAGGTATTACTCTGCCGTCTTTTGTGACTGTTTGTCCATTAGAGATAACACCAGGAACAAAAGTTGTCTGAACAAGGGTTTCTTTTTTTGCTGCTATTTGCGCAGGATTTTTTAAATCACTATAGCTTTTATCATCATTTAAAGTTATTGCTCTAACTTTATTGAAATTATCTAATCCAGTAGTGTATACTTCTTTATCAAAATTTGTTGTTTTATTTGATGGATTGGCTTTGTTATACGCTCTTTTTAACTCTCCTCTTCCGCCAAAACTGTAATCCCATTTCCTTGCTTCATTATTATCTGTTTTCATCACTAAAAGTTTTGCATTAGGATTTCCTTGAAGTCCTGCAGTGGAACCTGATATGAATACTTCCGCCTTTCCTGTGTCTGTATTAGTTTCAATAATGACTGGAATTTTTTGCCAAACTGACTTTTTAGATATTATAGCCATTTGTATATACTTTTAATTATTTATCTTGAAATTTTGATATGGAATTGATCTGGTATCATTTAGTTCAAGTGGGTAGATGACGTGCAGATTGCTTTGAACTTCATCCCATGTATAATTTCTGAATGGGTTTTGACCTGTTGCTGCCCAATGATAGTTGATGCCTTTGAATCCCCACTCTAAGACATCAATACAAGCAATTAAAGGGAATTCATCATATTGAATCCTAGGTGTCTTAGGAGTATAGATGAAAGTGTAGTATCTACCAACATCAGGAACAACCTCAACTTCAGGCAGAGCACCTAACAACGCAAGCATCCTATCATCAGGAGTTAGTTCATTGATAATATCATCAACCACATACTCTAATCTATTTGTGTCGTTTTTTAGATACTCTTCCTGTTCCATATGGTTTGATACCCAATTGGTCTTCTGTGATTATCATAAACTCAACACCATTATCAAGAGCAAACTCTCTAGCAGCACCCCACTTAGCCTGATTGACTGCATAGGTAGTCACTTCATTGATATATGTCTTGGTTGTTCTAGATGGTTTCTTTGGTTCTAGGGTTTGTCTCTTTGGTTTCACTTCAATGATATACTTTTTAATTTTGCCACTAGTTTCTTTAACTTCAATCAGATAGTCAGGATAATATCTATGAACCCTTCCATCCTTAGGTGATACATATGGGATTGAAAACTCTTCACTAGCCCACTTCAAGATATTATCATTGTGATCACACCACTTACAAAAGATGCGCTCCCAAGAGGAACGACATACTATATTGTTAGAGTCACCCTGATATTTTTCAGGATAAGTCGGTTTATAGACTGACTTTATAGCTGCCGCCATACATAGTAATAGTAATCACGCCTATTTATAGATGGCAGGACCAAAACCAAATAGTATAGGTACTTCAGAATTGAAGAGCAGGATTATGAATCTTGCTCAGACCTCAGTCTATCAGGTTAAAATTCAACCACCTAGTGCTGTTGATAAAGCAATGGGAGGTGTGTATCAGAACTATGGTAGAGATATTGATCTTCTATGTAGTGATACAACACTTCCTGGTAGTTCTTTAGCAACTCATGATGTTACTTCAGACTATGTGGGCGTGTCTGAGAAGATGGCTTATAGAAGGATATATGATAATAACATAGACATGACGTTTTATGTTGATAAGAATTATAATGTGATAGAATTTTTTGATGGATGGATTGATTTCATTTCTGGTATGGGACAGGGTGGAAGATCTTATAATGGTTATAATAATGTTAGTGCTGGATATAGAATGGCATATCCAAAAAGTTATAAGACAAGTATCTATGTCTCTAAATTTGAAAAAGATGCTGCTGGCAAAGCACTGTATTATAATTTCATTGATGCATTCCCAATAGCAGTTAATGCAACACCAGTTTCTTATTCTGCTAGTGATTTACTGAAAGTCAGTGTTTCATTTTCTTATGTGAGGTATACATTGACTAAGGCATCTGGTATTAAGAATCCATATGATCCAAACAATTCAACCCCAATACCCTTTGAAACTGGTATAAATAATCCTCTCAATACTTTTGATGGATCTGGTTTTGATTTTAATCAAGATTTTTGGACCGATCCTATACCATATAGTGCTGACTTTAATTCTGGTATTGATTTTGGACTTGATATTCCTACAATTCCTACCTTTCTACAGTAGAGATAAATATTTACACTGAAATAATCATTAGGTTGTTATGCCCTTACCAACAATTGCTACTCCAATTTATGAGTTGGAACTGCCTTCTACAAAGAAGTCAATTAAGTATAGACCATTCTTAGTAAAGGAAGAGAAGTTATTGGTTCTTGCCTTAGAGAGTGAAGATACGAAGCAGATTACAAATGCAATGACTGCAGTAATCAAGAGTTGTATTTTAACTAAGGGGATTAAGGTAGAGACACTTCCCACTTTTGATATTGAGTATCTCTTTTTAAATATTAGAGGCAAGTCTGTTGGGGAAGAAGTTGAACTGAATATCATTGCACCTGATGATGGCACTACTGAGATTCCAATCAAGATTAATCTTGATGATATCAAAGTTGTTGAAGATGAAACTCATACAAAACAAATTAAACTTGATGAGACATTGATGATGGAGATGAAATATCCTTCATTGGATCAGTTTATTAAGAATAATTTTGACTTTGATAATCAATCAAATGTTGATCAATCATTTGAATTGATTGGCACATGTATTGATAAGATTTATAGTGAGGATGATGTTTGGGCAACTGCAGATTTTTCTAAAGAAGAAGTAACAGATTTTCTTGGACAGATGAATTCTCTTCAGTTTAAAGAGATTGAGAAGTTCTTTAACACCATGCCTAAACTTTCACATACAGTTAAGGTTACCAACCCTACAACAAAGAAGAAAAGTGAAGTAGTACTTGAGGGATTATCAAGTTTTTTCGCATAGGCATGATCCATATGGATCTTGAGGGATATTATAAACTCAATTTTGCCCTGATGCAGTACCATAAATATTCATTAACTGAGATTGAAAATCTTATCCCTTGGGAGAGAGATGTTTATGTAAATCTTCTACAACAACACCTAGAAGATGAAGAGCAAAAAATGAAGGCAAGGAATGGCTAGGAGAATCCAAAGAAAAGGTCCATCTGGTAAGAAGGCTGCTGCTGAAAAGCTCATCAAGGAACTTCAAGACGCCAAGAAATCTGAGGATGTTCCAGCAGGTTTAGACGCACTGATTGATTCTATTCAAAATGCATCCTCTGATGAAACATCCTCTGATGAATCTGGAGGTTCTTCTGCACTTGCACTTATTCCTAAAGTAGATGATGCAGAAGAAGAGTTAGTTTCTGAAGAAATTGATGAGAGAATACTGACTCTTTTGGGTCAACAAGATGTAAATGATATTGACTATGGTACATATAAAACTCTTTTAAAAGAGAGGATGATGTCTGCTAGAATGGCAGACAGCGAAATTCCTACAGAAGAAACAGAATTACTGACTAATGAATATAAAAGAGTAAAGTCAAAGACTGGTAGATTTACAGTTAAGAAAAAGAAAGTTAATAAAGATAGTTTCTTCAATGCTGCTAGTGATGTTGCTACCTCACCAGGTAAGAATCTCAAGGCACTTCCTCCTGGTTTAGATAAGAAAGTGGAGGAGGGGTTAGATGAAGTTGATGGAGAGGAAGGAGAAGAAAAAATTGATGAGACAATGGAGTTCATCAAGAATGTTTTAGCACCAAGTCTTACAACTATTGAAAAGAATCTTGAGGGGATACTTGAAACTTTATCTAAGCAACTGCAGTTAGAGAAAAAGCAAGCAAGCAAAGAAGATAAAGATAAGCAGAAGAAAAAGAGAACAGCAAGAGAAGCAGTACTAGAAGGAGAAGAAAGTAAGTCTTCTAAGATAAAAGGAATGGCTGAGAAGATAATGAAACCAGCAATGGGTATCTTTGATTTTATTAAAAATTTTATTATACAAACACTAATGGGTGGTGCTTTTGTATGGTTACTTAACTTCTTACAAGACCCTGCTGGCAACTTTGAAAAGATGTGGAAAGGGTTGGTCAATGGTATTATTGGCATTCTTAATAATATTATCACATTGATATATGATAATATTATAATGCCTATTAATAGAGCTCTTAATGCCATAAACACAGCTATTGAGGATATGGAGAAGCAAATTAATAATGCTCTTTCTATATTTGGTGGTGGTGGAATTACTCTTCCTAGAATACCACTGATTCCATTGATGCAAATCCAACCCATACCACTTGCTGGACAACCTCCTAATCAAGGTGGACCAGTAACTTTCACAGCACCAACTATGGATGGTGGTGGTAAGGTAGAAGGTCAGACTGGAATACAAGTAATAGGTGCTGGACCTGATACTCAACTTGTAGCACTATCTCCTGGTGAAGTTGTGATGAGCAATAAGGCAGGAGATATGTATGGTAGAGATAATCTGCTTGCTGCTAATGCTGCTGCTGGAGGAACCAACAGACCTAAGATGGGCAATGTTCAGATGGCATCTGGTGGTGGTCAGATTATGGCTATGCAGAATGGAGGTCTGGTCACTCAATCTAGTTTGCCAGCACTACCTCCTACTGGAACACTAGGGACAGGGGCTCAAGCCTATGGGGCTGGTAGACCTAATGGTAGGAAACACGCTGGTGTGGACTTTGACGCAGGACCCAATGGTACTTTTTACTCAAGAATTGGTGGTAAAGTAATCTATGCTGATAATGCTGGTGGTGGTTATGGCAATGTAGTTGATGTTTATAATAAACGACTTGGTGTTACTGAGAGAATTGCAGAGGGTGATAATAATTTAGTAAGAGCAGGTGCTACTATTAAACAGGGAGTTCCAGTACAA